GGGACGGGCATAGGAGTCGGCGCAGTCCACTGGCAAGTCTCTTCGACTAAAGTCCAGCTTGGGAAAGGTTTAGGCGGGATAAACGCATCGCGTCCAGCATCAAAGGTAAATCCGATACCGGCGTAATTCTTACGTTTATTCCCGTTGTAGGAAGTCTGCTTCCACTCCCCACCCAAGAGCCGCTCACAGAACGCAGCGCCGAGGTACTCTTTCTCAACGCCTTGGGAGTCAGCCGTGTCCGTGTTTGATACGACGATGACCTGAGTGACTACACCGTTTTCTACTCTAGCAAAATGTGCCATGTTTATCCCTTTACCATGTGATTATTACGATACCTGAACCGCCAGTTTTTCCGCCGTTACCTGCGCCTCCGTTATACCCGCCGCCGCCACCGCCGCCTGTGTTTGCAGTTCCGGCAACTGCCCCAGTTGTTGTAGCCGCGTCCGCGCCTCTACCGCCACCACCTGCTCCACCTGCTCCAAAGGTTGCTGTATATCCCGCGCCCCCTCCACCGCCAGCATAAGTAACGCTAGAACCACTTAGGCTGTTTGCTGTACCCGCGCCACCAACTCCCGCAACAGATGTGTCTGAATTCCCGCCGACAGCACCAGCGCCACCACCACCACCGCCACCATAATCTACGGAACGACCATTCCCACCGGCATTACCTTGAGATGGATTTGTTGACGGAGTATTTCCTGCACCACCCGTACCTTGTGTTCCATTTTCGTTGTTTGCACCACCGCCACCACCAGACCCGCCAGCAATGCCATCCGCAGAAGTTGAAGTAGCCCTATAAGAACCCCCACCACCGCCACCAGACGAAGTAATAGTAGAAAACACAGAATCGCTACCATTTGTTCCGCGATTGTCGTTGAGGTTTATACCGCCAGCGCCACCAGCACCAACTGTGATTGTGTACGCAGTTCCCGGTGAGACAGATAGACCTGTCGAGGTTCTAAAACCACCAGCACCGCCACCACCAGCTTCTCCGCAACCGCCGCCAGCACCACCCGCCACGACAAGGTAGTTCACGCTCGTCACGCCAGCCGGAGCAGTCCAGATGCCCGATGAGTTGAATATCGCCATATTACTGGGCGAGATGTAGGAGATGATTACGATACCTGAACCGCCAGCGCCGCCGTTGTTTGTTGAGCCACTGCCGCTACCACCACCAGCACCGCCGCCAGTGTTTGCTGTTGCGTTAGATGCGTTTCCTGTGGACTGATCGTTTGCGCCGTCTGATGCACCGCCTTTTTGTGCTGTGGTTGCTGTACCGCCGCCAAGACCAGCAACACCAGCACCACCTCCATATGCAACACCAGCGCCACCACCACCAGCATAGTAGGTAGATGTTCCAGAAATTGAACTGGCAGTCGCTGTACCGCCATTGCCAGCGTTGTTCCCCGCCGCGTTTGCGCCAACACCGCCACTACCGCCACCCCCACCACCGCCATAAGGAGAGCCGCCACGACCGTTTCCGCCAGCATTTCCTTGACCTGATGTACCTGTTCCGCCAGTACCACCTGCGGAATCTGCACCTGCACCGCCGCCGCCAGAGCCGCCATTTTCTCCGTTTTTACCTGTTGGATATGTATATCCGCCGCCGCCGCCACCACCCGTAGAGGTTATAGATGAGAATACAGAATTACTGCCGTTCGCCCCGTTTGAATTTGATGTTCCTCCTGTACCACCAGCGCCAACGGTAACTGTGTAGGAAGTCCCCGGCGTTACCGCAAGTCCAGTTGCTGTTCTGTAACCACCAGCCCCACCACCACCCGCTAAACCACTACCACCACCACCACCCCCCGCTACGACAAGATAGTCAACCTGCGTAACACCCGTAGGGGCTGTCCACGTTCCTGATGCGGTGAATTGCTGGATGATGCGGTAACCAGCAACAGGCCAAATACTTGCCGCTTGATACGCAGCCGCCTGTTGCATAGTCCAGATACCATTGGCTACGCCTAATACCCCGCCAGTTGGTGTGGTAGGGCTTTTGGTGATGATCTTGCCTAGGTAGTCCATTACGTCTCAGCCTTCATATCGTGATGCTCCCTGAGCCAGTCCATTGGTAGACCCTGTAGCCGCCAGCAACGGTGATTGTCGGGGAGCCTGTTGTGGAGGTTGCTGCTGCAAAAGAGTCAGCGTAACGAACTATTACTATGCCTGAACCGCCAGCAGCGCCGCTGTAAGACCCGCCGCCAGACCCGCCAGCCCCGCCGCCTCTATTTGCAGTTCCAGCAACGCCAACGCCGCCATTGTTTCCATTGCCGCCGCCACCCGTTCCACCCGTTCCTATTGTGCCGCCCGAAGCAGAGCCACCTCCACCGCCACCAGCATAAGTAACTGAGGAGCCAGATATACTGCTCGCAAGGCCAACACCGCCGTTACCACCAACCGAAGGGTCTGCTGTACCCGCTGTACCCGTTGCACCAGCACCGCCACCGCCACCGCCGGATACGTCTGTGCCGTTAAGAGAACCCGCGCCGCCGTTATTTCCTTGACCAGCAGAAGCTGTGCCGCCATTCCCACCAACAGCACCACCACCGCCACCGCTGCCTCCGTTACCTCCGGGTAGTCCTTCTCCTCCAAGACCACCGCCATCAGAAGTAATTGAAGAAAAAACACTATTAACCCCAACGCTACCGGCAGCGCCACCAGCCCCTACTGTGACCGTATAAGTATTTCCAAGCGTCACAGCTAGGCCAGTAGCAGTCCTAAATCCACCCGCACCACCAGCCCCTTGCCCGTTACCACCAGATGCAGCCCCGCCACCGCCACCGGCAACGACAAGATACTCGACAGTAGGAGGGGGAGATAAAGGCCAACTACCAGCCGCCTGATAGACAAGCTGACTAATCTTTGTCCAGATTCCGGGTGCGCTAGACGTAGTAGCCAAAGGCGTAAGGTACTTAATAATGACTATGCCTGAGCCGCCAGCAGCAGCAGCGCCGCTATTCCCACCACCGCCACCACCACCGCCTGTGTTTGCTGTTCCCGCCGTAGCTGGAGTAGCATCAGAACTACCAGCACCTCCACCAAAAGATGCAGTTCCGTTAGTCATATCGTATGACCCACCACCGCCACCACCCGCGTACTGCGTAGATGCACCTGAGATTGAAGAAGATAAGCCAGCGCCACCATTACCAGCAGCATTTGATGCCGCCGCAGTTCCAGCCGCACCCGCACCGCCACCGCCACCACCTTGCCTACCAGCAGCAGTTCCACCGTCAGGGCCACCAGTACCACCAGCGTTTCCTTGGCCTGATGGCGAAGCTGCACCACCAGCGCCGTTATTCCCTCCACTCCCTGCGCTACCACCGCCACCACTACCACCAGATACTCCTGCTACCAAGCCGTAAGAACCGCCACCGCCACCACCTGTTGAGGTTATGGACGAAAATACAGAATTGTTTCCAGCCGTTCCTGTACTGCCATTGCTAGTACTTCCTGCACCACCAGCGCCAACGGTTACTGTGTAAGAGTTTCCAGCGGTTACTGCAAAACCCGTAGCAGTCCGATACCCACCAGCGCCGCCACCGCCGCCGTTACTTTTACCCCCACCGCCGCCGCCAGCTACGACAAGATACTCAACCTGCGTAACGCCAGCAGGAGCCGTCCACGAAGTTGTACCAGAGGCGGTAAAGGTCGTAGCAGTAAATTGCGCGGCTAGTTTAAAACCGGCAGGGAAGCCGTGGATTGCCATTTAGGTGATTACTTCAAAGGAGGCTACATAAGTCAGCGCACTTCCCGTTCCTGAAGTCACACCAACAGACTGGTTCTCCGTCACATAGAACGAAGTGGTCTTGTCCGTAACAATCAGTGAGGCATTAGCAGGTACGCTGATCTGGTAGGCGATGTAGTAAGCCGTTCCACTTGCAAAGGTCGCGTTGTTTGCTATGGCGACCGAAGCTGCTGCCGCCGAGCCTGTAGTGTTCGACACGACAATGCTGTCGATCTTATTGACCGTTCCCGAAGCTGGAGTCAGACCAGTCAGAGCAGTCGTACCGTTGTGCGTCCAAGTTGCTACAGCACTTGTGCCAGATGGCAGCACATACGCAGTGTTGCCGTAGATACTTGTTACGTTGACAATATTAGGGTTTGCCATTACTTACTCCTCAAAAGGTACTCTATTGCTTTTGTCATGATTTCTGGACTTTCCTGTAAAAGACCTATACCAGTGTTGCAGCCATTACACAAAAGACCTCTTATAACTCCAGTGTCATGACAGTGATCTATATGCAATCCACGTTTAGTCTTCGGTTCAACGCCACAAATAGCACACTTTCCGTTATGCGCTTCACACAGCTTCATGAACTCATCTACGGTAATCCCGTACTTCTTTACCCGAGTAGATGCTTTCTTAACTGCGCTATACCCATGCCACCTACGCTTACAATTTATCTTATGACATTCTTTGCACGATTTGTTTGTTCTACGACCTAAATCATCTACATAAAACTTTGTGATGTCTGTCTCTCCGCAACCTACACAATGCGGTGTCTTCTTAATTGACTCTGATTGACTGATGCGATACGCAGGGTCTGACCAACGAGCCTTCGCTAAGTCACCTTGAGTTTTTCTTTGTTCTTCAGTCCACATTTTGTTTAGTTAGAATCCAAAAACTAAAACCCAAATATAAGTGCCATCGCAATACTCTTGCCTGTTGATATGCCTGTGTTTGCCACCCAAGTGGGGGCAGTCGATGCGCCGTTTGTCTGAAGAATATAGCCAGACGTGGATGCCGATAGCTTAGTAAATGCTGTCGAACTTGATGCGTAAATAATATCGCCCACGGTGTACGAGGCAAATCCAGTACCGCCGTTTGCAGCTACTAGCGTCCCAGCAACAGTCACCGCCCCGCTCGTAGCGGTGGATGGCGTTAAGCCTATCGAGCCAAAGGTAATCGTCGTGACAGGGGCCGTAACTGCATTGGAGGCCAGCAGCTTTACGGTTCCAGCCGAGTTCTTAAAGTAAAGTTTCTCATCAGCAGTATTGAGAGCCAACTCACCCGCGACAAGGTTACCTGAAGTGGGAACCGCCGCAGCAGTTGGGCTGTAGTACAGCGAGATAGGCGTGTAGTTTGTTTGTGCCATTTTAGAATGTACCTCCGAAAATACCAGTTGTTGCCGTCACAGTCGTAGCCGCCACAGTTGTGAAGGCTCCCGTTGTTGTTGATGTTGCACCTACCGTACCGTTAATATTGAT